TGTTCTTTTAAGAGGCTCTACTCCAGGCATGATAGCCCCTAATGTAGATCTCAATAAGTATTCAGCAACAGGCTTTATTTGAGATTTTTCTTTGGCTTCTGACCATGAGAAAGTGCTTAAGGATTTCCCTAGTTCACCAGTAAAATCTTTTTTATCCCAAGCAGCTTGTTTCTCTTCTCTAGAAGATTTGAGCATACCAGCGATATCTTTTACATCTTGTTTCGGTGCTGCCTCTTCTACTGGTTTAGCCGTAGAAGGATCAAACGAAGAGGAGTCTGTAACTTCTCTAGCAGTACTTGGATCGAATGCCATATTGTCCTAATTTATTTTAGTGGAACCCACTGACCAGCGTTATACATAGCTCTGTTGCCTTTAGCGTCTGTATAAATTTGACCTTCTTTAAATTCTTTTTTAGATGTATCTTTTTTAGGTGCTTCTTTGTTAGCAGTAGGGGTAGGAGACTTAGGAGTGCCTTTTTCGTATTTAAAGCCTTCTGTGTCTGTAAAATATCCTTTTTTAGTTTCAGGTTTAAATATTTCTTCAGCAGCCATGTCTTTAGCATCTTGTAGATCAATACCTTCAGACTTAGCAATCTGACGTGCTCTAGCTTCTACTTTAGTAGCTGCTGCTGTCCAATCTTCATCAGACATAGTATCAAGCATGTCTTTACCATAAGTAGATTTTAATACAGACTCAGTACCTTTAACTTCAAAACCTTTAGCAGGTTTCATACCGCCTTGTCTACCAGCAGCATTACGAGTACGTTCTAAAGAAATATCTTCAAGGTTACGATGATGTTGAATAGTCTCTTCTAAATTAAGAACTTTAAGCTTAGCACTTAAGTCTTGAGCTTCAGAAGTACCTAGATCAGTAACCATCTTACGAGCACCTGCAATATCATAAGTACCATCAGGCTTTTGGAAACGCTGAAGCTGACCACGAATAATCATCTTAGTGTTGGTATCTAAACCAGCAACATCTAAAGCACCGAACAGATCTTCTTTAGTTTGTGCATTTTTAGCAACACGAGAACCGACATCTAAAGACTTTATTTGAGCATTTAGTTTACTTAATTGTTGTTCTCCTGCTGCTTTGCTAAGATCCTGTGATTCTTTTAAGAACATGTGCTGTAAAGAACCAAGGCCTTTAGAGCCTGCAATGGCTGCAGCTTTTTGGTTTACTCCTTGTAACTGCTCAGGAGTCATGTCTTCAGGTTTAGCACCTTGGTAGACATCACGAAGGATATTACCTTCAGCAATGTCAGTACCAATTTTACTACCTAGTTCGTAACCAGCTACTGCTGATTCTGCGAAGCTTGCCATATTTTATCCTTATGCTAATGCAGCAGCGTAATCAATCCAAGCCATACTGTCTGCAGCACCTGCCCCACTTAAGGAAGTAGACAAGTCACCACCACTCATAAGAGGGTCTGACATGAAACCAAAAGGCCCACCACTGCCACCACCAAAGATACCAGACTTAGATAAAGCACTACCTGCTAAGAGAGTACTAAAGATACCTGTTTGAGTATTCTGTTGATTAATTTGATTTTGTAAAGCAGCAGATTGTTGCTGAGTATTATATTGTACTTGTCCAGCCTGAGCAGGAGTCTGAGAAGTAGCTCCTGATAATGTACCTAGTTGATTGTACATTTTATCATAGAAGGAACCAAATACATTTTGTCCATAACCTTGCAAAGCAGCGTTTTGGCTACCTGATTGTAAAAGCCCTTTAGAGGCTCCTGCAGCATCAGTAGCTCGCATGCCTTGACTAAGTGTTTGCTGATAACCAGGCATAGACAAAGCCATAGAAGGGTCATTCATTAAACTTTGTAATTGAGAAGCCGCACTAGTACGACCCCCTATAGAACCGTATGGGTCTGTTTGAGATTGGGAAAGAGGAGCAGGGGCTGATGCTCCACCGCCACCACCGCCACCGCCAAAGATTGAACTTACTACTGAACCCATGAGAACTCCTTAAATATATTTGCTAAATAGCTTTTCGATAAACGTGTATCCTAAATACTCAAATAACTTGCTATTATCTTGATGTACTTTAGTTGAACACAATATTTTATTAACACACAGACTTTTAAGATGCTGTTCAGCGAACTGAAACAGTTTAATGCCTGTCCTACCTTTTCTATGCTGTTTACGTAAGAAGTAAATATCTTCGTAAGCAGTTAAACAAGATTTCACATGTAGATGTCTAGATATAATATAGAGAATGTAACCAATCAACTCTCCATCACTTCTACATGTAACAAGCTGAATCATTCCAGCATTGTCTAAATTCTTATACTGATCCCAATCTAGATCAAGATCATAACCACCACTTGTTGCACCTTCTAGTTCTTCATAATGCTCAGGATAAAGAGTGGCTAATTCAGGAACTACATCTGAATATCTCTCTATCTGGTAAGTAATCATTATGTCCTATATTGTAACTGTGTTGGTTCTGATTGTTCTAATTCACCAATATCAAAGTCAACCTCGGCTGCTAACAGCCTTAAAGGTTGATTGTCTGTGCAAAGAAACTCCCAAGACCTACGACGTGCTGCACCACTTTGGTATATCTGTGGTCTTGTACTATTTAAATCTACACCACGATAAGGAGAGTAATTTTTATAATCATTATCGCTGTGTCTAATATTCATAATTGCAGGGACTTTATCTCCTACAATCTCTAAACGATTAAAGAACTTACGCTTAGTAGTACCACCATCAATAATATCTGTTACAGCACGATAATAAATAGGAGCACCAGAATCATTATAAACATGATCTGACATTTTATATAGTGTGCCGTTATCATCATCTAATAAATAGTAAGTATCACTAATCTGAGTAAAGAAACTAGGACGGAAGTACTGCTCACCATAAATGCCTGGCACTCCTGAGCCTGCATCACCAACAGCCCACATAGTCCACTGAGTCCAAACCTTTTCATTTACATCGTATACTATTGTAACATTTAAATCAGCTAATGTCAAGACATAAAAAGTATGTCCATTGATTCTTAAAGAATAAGCTCTAATATCAGCTAAAGTACTATTCTGTAAAATACGGTCAATAAATGGTGTAGAAAGCTTTGTAGGGGCTGTACCTGAGATAGCATAGACCGATGGGCCTGCATCTCTAGAAGTACCTACCCAGACTATAATGTTCTCAAAACTAACAATAGAATCTCCGTTAGCACAGCCAAGCTCAATATGGTAAGGAGCAGCAACTGCCAAAGGGGAACCTGGATACGTACCAGCATCATAGAACCAATCAATAGACCATTGCCCAAAAGTAACAATATAATTTAAATGCTTACCTATGCCTACTAACTGGTCAGGCTCAGCCTCAGCAGTAATATAGTTTAAAGCATTCCAAGTAGTAGGGTCGTTAGCATTAGATGTAAAAAGCTCACCATTAGGACTAGCAATGACTGTGTAAGTATCTAAGTAGCAAGCACCAGGAACAATAGTACCTGAAGGAAAGCCATTTAATAAAGCAGTAGCAGCAGCACCTGTACCGCCTGCATCAGTGTTGTTTAAATACTGTAGAGTAGCTGTACCATCAGCCTGAGTACCGCTAGTAAAGGTAGGAGCACTAGTCCCTGTAGTGCCTGCAATAGTTACTGAATATACATTACCTGAACTAACAAGTACTGTACCTGCTGCATAAGCTGTACTAGCTGCCCAAGAAGTACCAGCAGTGTCTGTAATAGTAACTACTAATGTGTCTGAGCTTGTGTAGCCTGAGCCACCATCAGTAATAGTAATACCTGTAACAATACCACCATAGCTTTGAACAGTACCTGTAGCAGTAGTACCGCCACCTGAAGGGGCTGAAAAAGTTACAATAGGGTTAGTATAGTTTTTACCGCCAGTAAGAATAGTTACTGTAGAAATGTTGTCATCTTTGACTTGAACAAAAGCTCCTGTACTACCATTAATAGTATAACCATGTACTTGGTTATGTACAAATAAATAAGTATCGTTTAGAGTCTGTTCAAAGTAACAAGTGGCATAACCACCGTTAATAAGACCTGTCATTGTACCTACAATAGTTCTTACACCAGTGCTAGGAACAACCTTATAAATTACGTTATCAACTACTGCGTATAGATTACCTTTAAAGTAAGTTAATCCTTGTCCTTGCCCTGTAGGCATAGTAGGAGAAGTAACAAACGTAGATGTACCAGGACGCTTAACAAACTCTCGCTTGCCGTTAGTTGCTTCAAAATAACCATTAACACACTTAGAGTCAGTGTTTAAATAGCCGTTACGAGTCTCAATAGGTTGAGATAATGGTATCCTAGTTATAGGCATTAGTTAGGTTTTCCGAAGGTTACGTTAGCCATACGAAGGTCAGCTTGGAAGAATGTAGAAGTAGCTTCCACATCCCAATCATTAAGTTGATCTTGGTAAGCTTTAGCTCTCATGGCAATCTCTTGACGATGGTTAGCAGGTACAGAATATTCAATAGCTAACTGATCTGCTAAGTTCCATACTAGAGTATTCATCCATTCAGCAGGGAAGTCTGGTACTTGTCCACCTGCATTAACATCATCCATTGGTTGCTGACATACAAAGTATAGTTGATACTGATAAGCAGCATTTTGATTAGGTGTTAGATAAACATACAAGTCACCATTGTTCTGTCTAACATTATAGTAAACAGAGTTAGCAACACCTGTAGAAAACTTAGATCCTAATGTATCATACTCTTGTTTGCTAAGAATCTGCATAGGAGTATCAATAGGAGGAGATACTGTGTACTGACGTAACCAAGCTTGAATAACCTTTAAAGGTTTAGCTGTATCTAAGTCAGTAGAAGCGTTGTAGTAAGCAGGCCCAATAGAATAAGTAGTCTGTCCGTTAACTAAAGGAATGTGTAATTCATTTACTTTCCATATTTTTAAACCCTGAGTAGCCATCTGTTTAATCAAAAGGTTTAAAGCTAAAGAAGCATTCTCTACAGTAGCAGCATCAGGCACGTCACCTAGTTCAAGCACTCCTAGCTTGCGTAGAGCAAGAGAAATAATTTGATTACGACTTACGGTAAAAGTACTAGACATTTAAGTTCCAAATAATAGTTTAACTGCTTTATCAATACCCATAGACTGTGCTACAACAACAGCTAAAGCACCTATTGCTATGTACTTAATTTGTGCTAAGTTCTTTTCTATGCTTGCCATAGCTTTAGACAGATCATTAGCAGATTTACGAAGCTCTTTAATATCATCTTCATGGTTGTCTGTTTTAATCTCTAGACGCACAACACGATTTTCAAGAGCTTCTGCGTTCATTTAATTAATACTTTCCTTCAGCAAATACATTTACAAAAACTGTGCCATTTTCTAATGCTTCTATTTCATGCCATTCATTAGCTGGAAGGTTTAAAGGTTGGCTATCTTTATTGATTGTGTAGCTACGACCTTCAAGACTAACTAAACAAGAACCAGCATTACACATAGTTGCATGGGAATAAGTATGTTGATGGTGTGGTAATCCTTGACCAGCATTTGCATGAAACACATTAAGCTGTGCTCCATCATAGGTAAAACTATGTTTAGGGGCAACTGCTTGTGTCATTTTCTTTTTCCGTTTGAACAGGCATCCATTTACCTACATAATTCATTGGTCTATTTAAATACCTTACTTGCATTTCCATTGTTCCGTTTTCTTTTTGTAAAGTGCGAAACTCAGGAGTTGAGTTAGGATAAATGCCGTATGTCATTATGCGGATTGAGTTCCAGTTGTATTAGGTTGAGTTATTACTGGTGCAACATAAGCACCGACTTCGCCAAATTCACCAGCCTTGGCACGATTATATAAATCTACTCCATGTGGTTCGGTATCAAAAGAAGTAGCATTAAATTGCATAGGCTCATTAGGAAACTCTGCAAATTCAACAGTTAAATTAATTTGTTGCTGATCTTCTGATTTATAAATTGGGTTAGTTGCTGATATTAAAGTAAACATAATTTTTCCTTTTTAAGATACTCTGCACCATGCTGTTAATATTGGTCTAGCTTGTGCCGAAACATTTGAATTACCCATACATCTCCAAGTTCCAGATTGAGCAGAACCTGTTGAGGTTATACTTACTACGCAAGCACCGTTTATTACTCCACAAGGTTTTAAATTGCTTCCTGCTAATGTATCACCAAATGCACTATTACCTTGAGTACCATCATAACTTTCTTGAAAAAAACCATAACTACCAACAGAACCAGCAGAAGGACAAGCTACTGTTAAAGTTCCACTAGTTGTAATTGTTCCACCTGATAATCCGTTACCAGTAGCAACAGAAGTTACTGTTCCAGTACTAGGTGTTTGTGTATTAGTAATAGTTACACCACCAGTAGAAGCCGATACAGAAATACCAGTTCCAGCAGTAACAGAAGTTACTCCAGTATTAGTGACTGTATGAGTAGCCGCCCCCGTAGTAGTTACCGCAGTAACTGAAATACCTGTACCAGCAACGGCTGTAGCTGAAGTGACGTTTGCAGCAGGATTAACCGCTGCAGTTGCTTGAGTAGTTGTGTCTGGGAATACTACCCCAGTACTACCTATTGACGTTGATGCCATTAATTAAACTCCTATAAATTAAGGTGTACCGCCACCAACAATGTTGGATACGGCTGTAAAGATACCACTGTTGTTTAAAGAAGCAATAGTAGTTCCTTGATATTGAAATACTAATTTACCACCTACTTCTTGTATAGTATAATTAGCTGTGTTTATAAAAGGAGGATTAGCAAAAGCCCCTAAACTACCTGCAGTAATACGAAGCTGTACTCCGTCTCCTGTAGCAAAAGACTGTGCTGTAGTTCCTTCTTGTGCTCTTACTACTGTTAAAACGTCACCGCTTCGTGCAGTACATTTAACAATCTCCATGTTACCTGTAAGTTGACTAATTAAAGTCACTATAAAGTAATTACCACCAGTAGGCTGAGGAAACAAAGCTCCTGAACCACCGTTTAAATATAAAGCAGTATCTGTACTGCTGATTGGATAAACCAATCCTGAAGCTGCGTTGTTAGTAAATAATGGATATGCCATGCTTTATCCTAAAAGTTGTGTATTAAATAAGTAGCCATTAACTACTTTTAAATTATCATATTGAGGTAATAGCTCAACAAAAATCCATTCTGGTTCAGGCCTAGTAAATGGAGGAGCCTGGTAGTCTGCTACACCTCTAACAAAGTCTTGAGGCTGACGAGGTTCCCAACAACGATCATCTACCATGATGCCGTCCCATCGTTGTCTTAGCTCGGAAGCTTTAACTTGTCTTCCACACTGACCGCATAAAGCTTTCCAGTCGCCTCTAGCGTAACTTGGGGAGTAACTCATTGTTTACACTTCTGAAGCGTTATAAACAGGTATGTCGCCAATACAAGCATAGGTATTACCATAGCTAGTAACTGCCAACATCTGTAAACGATAAGTAACTTCTGGTACACCTTGATAAACCCTTTGTGACACAAGAGAGCCACTGATTACAGGGTTTCCTGAAAGGATTGCTGTAGGGTTTGCATCTTGACTATCTACTACAATAACTGTACAGGTAGCAGAGGTAATAGTCTCTGCAGGTAACAGTACTGGAGAATAATCAAAAGAGAACAATTCATTCTCTTCGGTAATCTTATAGGTAAAGGAATTAGCCATTGTTTTTCGTAAAGAAGATTTTTCTGATTCTAGAAATTGCTATAAAAGTATTATCTGCTATAGCACCAAAAACAGGATATACACCACCATATATAGTGGCAACGCTTGTAACTACTACTGAGAACTTTAAGCTTAATGCTTTACCTATGCTAATTATACCATAACTTGTAACAGAAAGCAAGTGACTTACTGCCTTTTTAATAGTAGAAGTAGAGGTACTTACTACGGTTAATACTTTACCTAATACTAAATGCCTAGCTATGGTAGTTGTGCTAGTTACTACTGAAGCTATTAAAGTCTTAAATAAACCTCTTAAAATGCTTACAGTGCTAGTTACAGATACTGTGTAGGTACGTGGTATCTTTTTAAATAAACTAGCTGTATCAGTCACTAATACAGTTAATGTAGTCACAGCCCTTTTAACAATACTCGTTGTATTATTAACTACTACAGACAACCCTACTAAATGGAAAGCAAGATCACTTAATACTACTAATACAGTATCTGAAAGTAAAGTAAAGAACTTTCTAATAAATCTAGGTATTGTTATACTAGATGTTACTGATACTGTTAGATTAACAAGAAATACTCTAACAGGTAATAAAGTAGCAACTACAGTAGATACTATGCTTAATAATTTAGCAGTAATACTATTACCACCTGCAAAGCTATTGTCAGAAAAGGGTTCTTTTCCAAACATTATTTAGCTTTCAATATTTCAATCTCAGCACGTAAAGCTTTTACTTCTTTAGCTAGTTCAATAGCAGCTACTAAAGCAGCATTACCATAAGCTACTGCTAAATAGCCATTACCGTTATCTAAAACAGCTTCTGGCAGAACTTCTTGTAATGATTGTGCACTTACCCCTGCTTGGGTCAATACAACGTCATTACGGTCATATATACCGCTTTTAACGTTAGCTAGTTTTTCTAGGAAGTCAGGAGCAATTTGTCTCCAATTAGTCTTAAGTCTTTCATCAGAAGTACCAGCGACAGACGTAGAAGATAATGCACCTGTAGAAGGTACAAAAGTAAACTTAGTGCTTGTTACACTTAATCCACTTGTTGTTCCGCTAGTAGCAGAAATAAATGTAGGATATAAAGCTGTTGCTGTAGTTGTATCATTGGTTACAGTTAAACCAGAAGTAATAGTCGTCCATGTAGGGGCAGCAGAAGAACCTGCTGAAGTTAATACTTGACCTGAAGTACCATAACCTGTTGTACCGCTAAGGGCAGGTGTAGTACCTAAGTTGGTGCTTAATCCAATAGCACCTGAAGCATTGATAACGTGTGATGATTGTCCTGCTGTACCGTAGGTTAAGTATGTTTTGTAACCATTACCCGAACCAACAGACACATCACCATCATGTCCTGAATAATAAATACCATTATTAATACTAAAGAAATCAGAAGGTGTGGAAGCACTAAACACAGAAGAGTTCATACCAAACTCACCATAGTAGGTAGAGTCCGTACCTAAGTCATTACTTAATACATAATTAGTAGAAGCTCCTGCAGTACCTGATTTGTTCTGCATAAGAAACTGTAAGTAACTACCAGCAGCAGTAGCACCTGAAGCGTATGCTGAATTAGAAGCATTAAATGTTAATACAGGAGTAGTGCTTGTATAAGAGCTTGTAGCTAATTGTGGAACTGTAACCGTTCCATTAGAGTCTTGTATAGCTGCTTTGTTTGATGGATAATCACACCAAACGTTTTGCGTACCACTGGCAAAGTTAACCAGTGATCCTGAATTTGAGGATGCGAGAACAGTAGTACGAGCTAATGTCGTACCGCCTGCTCCCACAGTGCCATAACCTACTTCCCAGTTAGTGCCAGACTGATCGGCAATAGTGTAGTAGGTGGTATTATTTGCTCCAATTCCAGCAGAAAAGGATTGATAGCCAGACACAGCACCACTTAAAGTAGCTGTGGCTGTACCAGGTGAAGTTGTAGTTTCTTTAACCCGATTTGCTAGAACGAAGCTCATATTACCCTTTTAATTAACTAAATTGAACCTTGAAAGTGAACTGAATACTGTCACCGCTATTTAAAGCGATACCAGAAAAGTCACCTTTAACAAACAAGTTACCAGATGTAGTAGCATCAAATAAACCAGCATTGGTGATTGTCTCACCAGTACCAGCAGTCTGTGTACCTACAACTTGTAATGTGTCGTTGGTTGTTGAAGTTGTTACTTGAGTAGCTGTCCCTGAAACACGAGGAGTTACTTCAGTAAATAAAGTCGTATCGGTAGCACCAGTCGTTCCAGCACCTGTTCCCCAAGCCACATATTTAGGCTGAGTTGCAGAACCTCCTGAGAGGTAGTTGGTAACGATGGCTTTCCCAGTATTGACTAAGAGTGTAGCCATTTTTTAATTCTCCAGATTAATCTCTTGATTGGATTAACATGCCAGTAATCTATAACGCCATGTTCTTCCACAGTACCATCGGCACGAATGACCGTAGCTACTAATTGGATTTCCTTAGCGTCAAGATTAGCTTGCATATTAAGTGCGTTGTTTTACCAACTCAAGAACGATTGTAAATGTTAAGACTTGTCCTGTGCCTTCATAATCAAAGGTAGCTACAATATCTCCTGTTGGGCTGGCAGCATTATTAATAATACCACCATAGTGTCTAGCTTCTACTTTACCACGTCCTGCGAAGTTCCAGAACACAGTATTAGCAGAAGCACCCTTCCAAAGGACGTTCACAGTTAATAAATCTTCTACGTCGTAGGTGATTCTATCAACACGTAAGCGATTAGCTTTAACACCATTAATATCAAAGTCACTTAAGTTAGCAGGGGCAACAATAGTGTAAACACCAGCGTCCGTAGCTGTTAAAGTACCTTCGTATTTGATTACAACATGGCGAGGGCCGTCAACTAATATTTGAGGTGTTTGAATGACAGTAGTCATGTAAGCCCCCTATTAGCGTGAAATTTCTTCAGCAGCTAGAACGTAATCAACTGTTAAAGTATCGGTTGCAGTAGGAGTAATCTGGTAAACTGGACCCATTAAAGCATTAGTCAATGTTGTACCTGTAGTACCAATAGTAGGTGAAGATACACGAGCAACTAAATTACCACTAGAGAATACCAATAAATCAGTATTGTCATAATGGAAAGCTAAATCTAACCATGTACCAGCAGCAGCAGTAGCCACACCAGTAACCAAAGTGGTTGCTGTGTTGTTTACTTTAGATACAAGGTTAACAGAAGTAGAAGCAGCAGCTTTAACAAAGTATAAACCGTCAGTAGTTGTGCCAACAGCACCTTTTTGCAAACCAGCAATAAAGGCTACGTTACCAGCAACAGTAGAAGCTTGGAAGCGAGTTGTATACCAAAGTTTTTGACCGCTAACTAGTTGATGACTACCATGAACAGCAGCTACAGTAGTAACAGTAGTTGTACCGCCTGGGGTAATAGTTGCTTGACCGCCAATACCATCAATTACTAAAAAAGTAGAACTAGTACCTGTAATAGTCCAGTCAATAGTAGTGTTGTATGTTAAAAAGAAATCGTTATAATATTCAGCAACGCCATAACCTGTGTCGCTTGAACTGTGAAAAGGGTCACGCATTGGGTATGAACCTAATGGTGTTCCTTTAGCTACGGTAGTAGCACCGTATGTAAATCTTGTTGGTGTGCCCATTTATATCTCCTAAAAGTGATGGGTTCACGTCATTTAAGACGTTTAGGATAAAAGAATTATTACTTAGGGTAATGCAAAGCTTCTACTTTATGTAGACGCTTCTTTTTAAAGCCAGAATCTTGGCCTTCTTTGTTTTCTACTGCTTGGGTGTTGCCGAGACCTTTAGGTGCGTTCATTTTAGGAATAGCCATGTTGCTAGGCTTGTCCTTAACTACGGCATTCTTAGGCTCTTTAATAATTGGATAGTCCATTATTTGTCCTTAAGAAGGAAAGGAAAGGGATCTTATGAATCCCTAACCTTCCTATTATAACACAAATTAGTTCAGATGTAAAGAACTAATTATGGGCCGTTTACGCCATAAACTGCACGTGGGTCTGTCCAACCAAAGCTGTAACGCTCATAGCCTTTAGCTTTAGCATTCATGGTATCAAAATCATTATCCATGTCAAAGCTAATGCCAGTACGTTCAAAGTACTGCATACCGCATTGGATATTAGTACGTAAGAACCAAGCGTGTGGGCTTGTGAGGTAGTGGTTCATAGTGATACCTTCTGGGATGGCATTAGTTGCCTTCAGAACGTTGATATCGTTATTTGCAGTACCTGATTGGAATACAGACTTCAGAATGCGGTTAGCATTGTACCATTCTTGACGAGCTACGATCAAGCTACGTGGCATAACGTTAATGAGCAAACCACGATCATTTTGGAAGCCCATAATTGCTACAGTTGCATCTTCCAAAGAAGCTTCGGAAAGGTCAACTGAAACAGTAGGGGTATTAGCAAAAGTACCACCAGATGTATTAGGGTGAACTAATGAGCACAAAGGTTGATTATCGCCACCTGTGTAGGTTGTATTAAACGCACGGTTGTAAACGTTAGCACCAACGTTTTCTTTGGTTTGACGGAAAGACATTGCCAACGCAGCAGCACGACGCTTAGAAACTTGCTCATACAAGTTGTCATCCAACTCTTCTTTAGTTACAATGTAACCAAGAGCGTATGCAACGTGTGTGTAGCGAGTTACGAAACCTTGGACTTCTGAGTCATATTGAACGCCAGAGCCTTCAGATTTAACAGGAGCAAGACCGAATCCAGTTAACTGAACGTCTTCTTCGTAGTTTTGATGTGAAGTATCTTTGTCGAACAAGTGAATGTATTCTTCAGGATGTTCGTCATAGGTTTGTCCCCACCAAGCTTTGATACCAGGCCATAGGGCCTTTGGGTGAGTACCAGTTGTAATTACACCAGCCATTTTATATATCTCCTATTAATTAAGCACCGAAGGCTTGTTTGTATTGGTGTT